TTCAGACTCACCATCGTACTCACACCATACTTCATGTTCCTCTGGGAACAAATATGCGACCCAACACCAGTCATCATATTTATCTCTACATGCTTTTGAAATTCGTACCCTTAAATCATAAGAAGTAAGAGCAGACGTTTCAGTAGATGTGTTATTATCAGTTACATCCTTTTTATCTTCTTTAACTTTTGCTTCAGCAGTAGCACTTTCAGCATTAGTTACATCAGTTGCGGCATCAGATACGTTTTCTGTATTAGTTGATACTTCTTCTGCATTATTGTCAGAAGATAAAACAGTATTTTTGTCTTTCTTCAAACTATTTTCCTCCTTTTCAGGTTCATTATTTATGTCAAAAGTTCCTGTTTGATTTTCAGATAAATCAAGACTTAGAGCTTCTGCAACCAGTAATTCATCTTCACTAAGAGAAGATAGAGATATTGCTTTTGATGTGCCATTGTAGGCAGGAGTAGTTGTACTGCCCAAGAAAGTATTAGCAAGAAAATCATAGTCTTTTAGAATTTTTACACCTGCTTTATACTCATATTCAGAAGTAGAAATCTCCCAACTTGAATTAAGACCACCATCAGATTCATACAATCTTTTAACGGCAGCAATCATATTGGAATTTCTTTTCCATATGCGGCATTTTGCAAATAAACATGGAAGGGTTTTAGTGTCGCCAGAAACAGTGGTCACGGTATCATCTTTAATTTCAATAGAAATATGTGTGCCGATGCTCTCAGTGAGAAACTCTACTTCTCCATTTGGAAGAACGTGCATTTCGTGACTTCCAAGGTCATCCATGTTATTTATTTTTCTATACTTTGCTTGCACTGGCATATTGATAAGAGTCTTAGCATTTTCTAAAGCAGACTCTTCAAAACCTTTATATGGGAGCATTACATTATTCAAGTTTTTATCATCGTAGTAGCAAAGCCTGTTAGTAATCTCCAAATATAAATCGTTCTCAGCAATATCAATGGCTTTAGATGAAAAACATATTTTTTCAAATTCCATTAATCACATTCCTCGCTTTCAACGATTCCTAATTCAACTCCCATTTTCTGAAATAATTCATCTTGGGAAATCTTATTTTTATCCAATAAAAAAGCAGTGGCGTTACCACTACCATCAATAGATATTTTTATTTGTTTGCCACAACAGGGGCAATTAACTGTATAATCCACTATTACAATGCCTCCTGTCTGGTCTTATCATATTGTTGCTTGACTTTATTGTTAGAATCAGCAGGGCGACCGCCCTTATTATCTTCTAAATTCTGTTTCTCAGAATTGGTGTACTGACTTCCATGAGGTTTAAATATTTCATCATATTTTTTCTCATTTTCCATTGCGCGTTTCTGCACTTCGTCATTGATATCCAATCCAAGAATTTCAAAAGCAGTAGCATAGGAACAGTTCATTGTACTGAATAGAAGAGTAGCCAATGAATGTTTTAACTCCGCTTCTAACTGTTCTGTATCAATAACATTTACATCAGGTGTATAATCCAATGTATATCCATTATCTAAAATAATCTGGCGATACCACTTTTTCAAAATATCTTCCAACTGTTCAGATATCGCATTGATTGTACGCATAAGCTGCGTTACAGAAATAGAAGCAGTAGAAACAGACTGTGATCCGCTATCCATCAAAAATTGTATTCCAAGAGTAGACAACACTTTTGAACGATAAATATTATAAGTGTCCTTAGAAGTCATCTCCACTTTTGGTTCTACATAAGAAATCTCTTCAACGGTAGGAGGAGAAGTAACAACGACCGTATTCTGTTTAAAGGCATCCATAAAGTTAGAGTGTGCATAACTTACTTCTGGGAAGAAATCTTTATTGTAATCCTGTCCCATAGTTTCCTTACGCATTTTCTGATGAATAATCTTTTTCGCCTTTGCCTTGCTGTTTATCCTATCTGAGTCCGCAAAAGTATCAAGCATACTCAAATCTGTATAAGCCCTCAAAATAGGAGAAACACCATATTTGCGGTTAAGATTATTGATACGGATAATACCAGTATATTTATGGTCTAAAACAGCATAATCTTCTTTGTTGATAAACGCTTCATACACTTCTTTTGGATAACTGTTCTGTACCTCTTCTTCCATATTTTCAAACATGAGAGGTTTTTTCTTCTTGGTTTTTCGATATACTTTTTGTAGTCTTTTCCGTAATTCTTTAATATTAAACCATATAACAGGTTCGCCGTTTATCATTGTTTCTGTGATTTCACAAACACCCAATGGGTAAATATCTACTGTATAATTGTCTTTATCCTCATGACGCAAATAAGAAATCCAGTTACCCTCAACATAAGAAGTGGTGATTGCGTTTCTAGTCAATTGCTGTACTTTGATAGCACTATTAAAATCCTTAATAAATCGTTTACATTCATCTAACTTCTTTTTCTTATTTCTTCCCTCATCAACATTCCCATATGTAAGTTTGATTTCTGTATTGATATTTGTATCAATTGATTCTACCGTCTTTCCAACAATATCGTTTTTGTTAATGAGTTTTCTATTATAGGCATTTATCCTTAAGACCTTATTCAAATCATTTTGTGTATTTGTGGAAAGTTCTTCGATTTCTTCAACGGATATTGATTTAGATGGTGATATACCTTCATTAAGATATACAGAATACTTTTTATTTTCTGGGTCATACTGACTCAATGCAAGCTGGAGTTTTTGATCACGAATTGATGATGGGGTAGTAGCAATTACTATACCATCATCTGCTTTTGAAACAAAGATAACATCAAAATCTTCATTGGATTGTTCCTGAATATTATCTGTTTCAGATTTTATTTCTTCTGACATTCTTGTTTATCACCATCCTTTCTAAAAATCTATACTTGACGCAAATGTTGGAGCAGAAGAGTAATTTACTTTTGGTTTATCTGTCGTAACAGTTTGTCCACGTCTTAAATCATATAAATAATGTGCCAACATAATGACAGTATAGAAACGGTCATCGTGCATTTTTGATTCTTTGTCTTTTGCTAAAGCATAACTTTTTGAGGTTTTTTCTGCATTTTCATACTTGTATATAGAAGTGATCTCACTTTTCATCAAATCTATATTTGCTAATGTAAGAATTTCTTCATCTGACAACTGATAATTTTCGATTGTTTCAGTATCATCTTCCTCTTTTTTTGCCATAGCAATAAATTCCTGCTTAAATTCATATGGGAATTTAATTACTCCTAAGTTCATTAATTCTATGAATTCATCAACCATCTGAGTCCTATATTTTTTGGGGTTAATAAGCCTTAATTTATCTATTGCATTGGGATAAATCTGTTCATAACCTTTGTATATTTCATGCGATTTATCAATTAATCCACGGTGCTTTCTGCCATCACGACCTACCCAATCATTTAATAAACCATCTGCATAAGTAGAGGTTCCGCCTCCACCTGCACCTTGATCAATTAAAAGAATATCTATGTTCTGATAATCATTATGCATACCATTATATATATCAAGATAATTTCTGATTTCTTCTAACTGTCTGTTAGAATCTAATTTATATCCCTTCTTGCTTGTTTGGTCTACAAAATTTACACAATTTACAATTTCACCCATGTACCCATAATTTTTATCATTGATGATATTCATAGCACTTAAAATAGAATTATCCAGTGTACGAGCAGGATCTAATGCTAAAGCTATTCTTGTATTTGGTTTATAACATAGCTGTGGAAGATAAAATGATTCATTCCTACGAATGGTTCCCCATTTTACAATCTGATTTACACCACCATCACGAGTAGGCTGATTGTAATATTCACGAAGAGCCTTTTCACGATTTGCTTTCATTGCCGCATCAACTTTATCTTGTGTAAGAAGGGCAGTATATGGTTTTCCCTCCATAAAAGTTTTTATTGCGGTATCACAAATCATATCTACCACTATGTAATCTCTATCTCCGGCAATCATCTTTTTTGTAAAGTTCTTATAATGCTGATAAAAGATTTTGCTCATATCGTCCTGTGAGGACGCATATACAAGCTGAGTAGGGCATTTTCTTTTTAATGTTTCTGGATTAAAATCCTTCGCAACAGAAGTTTTAAATTCTGTATTCTGTGTAGCAAATGCTTCACAGACAGCAATTAATTCATCAGATGAGAACGCTGCCTCATCAAAGAAAACTAAAGTAGCACGTCTACTTCTGTTATTATCAGGATTTCCATTAAGAGTAAAAATTTCACTACCATTATAAAATTCAACATGGAATCCAGACTGAGCATGACCAAAACCTGTTTTATTATTTCCAGATTTCTTTGTTTCCTTTTCAACAATATCTTTTAACGAATCAATTGAAGCTGCAGTTTTTCCAATCCGTAATACAATTTCTTCAATTTTAGAAAAGGTTTCTTTTGACTGATCACCAACAGAAGACACAATATAAATGGCTTGATTCTCGTATAAGATTGCCTTCAAAATCATAAATATTGCACCTAAGAACGATTTGCCAAAGTTACGGCTACAACACCATAGAACATGAGGCTTATTCCAACTGGCTTGCAATATATATTTCTGACTATCTATGAGTTTTATACCTAATAATTCTTCACAGGCAATACATGGATTTCTGCGGTAAAACGCAATGCTTTCAGAATCTAATCCACAGATACGCTTTTTCCTTTCGGACATTAATTTATGATACGCCATCTTCAGCACCGTCCTTTATCTTTGAAAGTTCTGAATTTAACGCATCAACAGTAATTAATAACTGACGTACCTGTTCCTTTTTATCATCTAATTCTTTATATAAATCATCAATTAGTTTTAATTGATTTTCATATACTTCTTTTTTATCATTTTCATCAAATAAACAGTGATCCAATAAAGCTTTTTGTGATACGGATATTGCCCATTGTGTTCCTTCTCCACGAAGCTGATCATAATAGTCTGCTTCTGCTTTATCAAAATTTTTTTCCCTTAAATCTCTCATAAGATACGTAAGTGTAGATTTACCAACATCCTTATTTGAACGATTCTTTACTGAAATCTCATTTTCCTTTGCAATTTTATCGTTACTTACCACTAAATCCTTTTTTATTGTATTTAGTGCTTTTATATCATTCGCATCTTTAATTGGATCAAGGTTTGCAATTCTTTTATCACACACATGAATTTGCTTATTGTTATTAACAATCTGCAAAATTTGGGACAACTTATAAGCATCTTCAGCAGAATCTTCGTCGTCTAAATATGGAGTCAATTGATTGAATAAGAATTTACGGTCTTCTTCTGGATAATCTTCAAAAGGGTCATACCCAATAATTTCAATTGCATAATCTCTATTTTGAGCATCCTGTTTAGACCATTTTATTTCTTTTTCTTTTTCGTAATCATCTTTTGATTTTCCAACTTCATTATTTAAAATTGATTGAGAGAAATCCTGATATTGATACTGCCTACCATTTATCTGTCTTAGATACAAACCCATGCTAAAGTTGTTATTATTTTTAATGATAGAATCATAAAGAGAGTAGTAGTATGGGATATCTAGTTTGTAACACATAAAAATACATGCTGTATTAGTTCCATATTTTTTCTCATAAGAAGAAAACATATCACCTACACATTCCTTACATAAAGGAACAAATTTAGAATTTTTCTCAAATGATTCTGACCAGGGAGATTTAAAGAAATGTCCAATAGGATTCTCCCAAACCTTTCCGCACCGAAGGCATCTATATTCGTGAGAATCGTCAAAATTATCAGATGCATCGGCGACTTTGGCTTTTCTCGCCATATAAACACCTTCTTTCAAATTTTGTTCAATTAAAAAAGACAGCCATGATGACTGTCTGAAAACACATAGAAAGAGTCGGACTTTCATTTTCGAGTGGAATCGAATGTCTTGCCGTAAGACGATATGTGTGGAAACTTATATTTTCCTTAATAAACTACTATTTTTTCTTAAATAAGTATGATATAATATTACAAAACAAAAGAGGTATCAATATGAATATATTTTCAACATGGCTTACTGTAAATAGAGCATGTAACCTATCTTGCAAATGGTGTTATGCCCAAGAAACAGATAAAAATTGCAATATGGAATTGGACATTGCAAAACAACTGATTAATATTTCGACTGATAATGGAATAAAAAATTTCAAATTAATAGGGGGAGAACCTACTATATACCCGTTTTTTTGGGATGTGATAGAATACATAATAAAAGCAAATGCAAGTATAACAATTATTACAAACGGAGTAAAATTGGCAGAGGATACTTTCTGCAATAGATTAAAAGATTATAATTATCCAAAGCTACATATGGGAATATCTCTTAAAGGTTCAACGAATGAAGATTATTTAAGAGATTGTGGTAGTAAAAGTTATTCAAAAGTACTTACAGGAATTAAAAACTGTGATAAATATAATTTAAGTTATTCACTATCTTATGTATTAACTCATGAAAATATTGGAACATTAGATATATTTGCAAATAATATTAAATCAAGCGGAATTACAAAGCCAATTTTTATGGCATATTGTAATTCAGTAATTTCAGAAGATGAAAACACTGAAACTGAATTACAAATA